CCACCCAGGCCAACCGGGCGGAAGCCCAGGCGTCCGCCGCGGCGACCAAGGCTGGCGAGGCTGCTGGCTCGGCGACCACGGCGGCCGGTCATGCCTCCGCTGCCTCCGGCTCGGCGTCGGCCGCCTCGACCTCGGCGCAGACCGCATCGTCGGCCAAGGCCGCTGCCGAGGCTGCCCGCGACAAGGCTGGCCTGTACGCGAACGCGCCGCAGGGCACCGAGGTATCGCCGGGCGAGTTCTCGGCGAAGCATTGGGCCGCCCAGGCACAGGCTGCCGTCACCGGCTCGCTGGTCTACATGGGATCGTGGGATGCCAGCACTGGTGCGTTCCCGGCCAACCCGGTGAAGGGGCACTTCTACAAGGTGATCGGCGAAGGCACTGTCGGTGACATCCACTGGCGAGTCGGCGACCAGGCGCTCTACGGCGCTACCTGGGAGAAGATCGACAACACCGATCAGGTAACCAGCGTCGCCGGGAAGCAGGGCGACGTGACCCTCGTGGCTGGCGACATCGGCGGGCTGGGCGCGCTGGCGACCCGCAACGACGTGGACTTCAACACCCACGTCACCGGCAAGCCGACGACCTACCCGCCGAGCACCCACACGCACACCAAGGCGCAGGTCGGCCTCGACAAGGTGGACAACACCGCCGACCTCGACAAGCCGATCAGCACCGCGACGCAGACGGCGCTCGACGGTAAGGCGGCGGCATCGCACACGCACACCATCGCAAACGTGACTGGCCTCCAGTCCGCCCTCGACGGTAAGGCGGCGGCGTCGCACTCACACACCATCGCAAACGTCACCGGTTTGCAGTCTGCTCTCGACGGCAAGTCGGCTGTCGGACACACGCACAACTCCACTGACATCGCCAACATCGTCAACGTGACCGACGATCAGCCTGTCGGCGGCATCAAGACGTTCACCAGCGGGAGCGTTGTCGTGCGGGGCTACGGCGGCGACCCCAACTCGGGCGTGCTGTACCTCGGCGCGCTGGATCGTTACGTCTACGTTCCCCCCGCCGCAAACTCGCTGGAGTTCCGATTCGGCGATGGCACGGGCGGCGTCGCTTCCCTCAACGCTGGCGGCACCGTCTGGACCTCGGCGAACTTCAACCCGGCAGGAAAGGCCGACGCCGGTCACACGCACACCATCGCAAACGTCAGCGGCCTCCAGTCCGCACTGGACGGCAAGGCGAGCCTGGGCGGCGCAACCTTCACCGGGCAGGTCACTCTGGCCTACGCCGCGCCGCTGCGGTTGACCGGCATGGGTGCAGCGGGAACCGCATACATCCACGGAACGAACGGCGCTGGCGACGACGTTTGCTCGATCACCCGCGTGAACACGAACAGCTGGTACAACCTGTACTGGAACGGCGCTGCGAATATCGCGGGCCGCCTGACGGCTGGCGATCAGATTTACCTCAACGCGGGCTGGTTCCGCTCCCAGCAATCCGGCACCGGCTGGTACTCCGAGCCGCATGGCGGAGGCTGGTTCATGCAGGACAACACGTACATCCGCAGCTACGGCAGTAAGCGCGTGTTGATCTCGGCGGGGGGCGGCTCCGAAGGCGACCTCCGCCTGGAAAGCTACTCCCCGACCATCGCCTGCTACGACACCGATCAAGGCACGACGCACTGGCTCCACTGCAACGACAACAATCACGGCTTCCTCGCCAGCAACGCCTTCTCGTGGTGCGCCTACCGCGATGCCAGCAACAATTGGATCGCCACGGGCAACATCGTTGCCTACGCATCCGATGCGCGTCTCAAGAAGAACATCGTGGACGCCTCGGCCTCCAAGGTGGGCGACTTCTTCGACCGCTTCCGTGTACGCGAGTTCGATTGGGATGCCGAGGCAATCGCCGAGCTGAATCCCACGTTCCACCCGAGCGCAGATCACGAGGTCGGCGGCATCGCGCAGGAGGCCGAGGAGGTCTACTCGTTGATGGTTGCCACGCACGCGAACGGCATCAAGACGATCCAGTGGGAGAAGGCTGTTCCCTTCCTGATCGCTGAGGTTCAAGCACTGCGCAAGCGGGTTGCCGACCTGGGGGGAGGTGCCTGATGGCCCTCCCTGGCTCCGGCCCGATCTCCTGGGAAATGATCCGCGCCGAGTTCGGCGGTAGCTACCCGATCTACGTGGACCAGTATTACCGAGGACGTGGATTGGTGCCCGACGTTCCGGCCAACTACGGCGTCCCCACGAGCGGCCCGATCTACGCCTCGCAGTTCTACAACGCGGTCAAGGCGACGCCGTTCCAAGCATCGCTGTCGCCGAGCTACCTGATGGGTAACTGGCCTCAGTCCACCAATGGCACGGTCAGCGAGTCGTTCAGCGTTTATTGCTCGGGCGGCACCGGCAACTACTCCGTGGTCTCCCGCTCCGTAACAGGCGGCGCGTCGATCTCCGGCAGCGGCCTCGGCGGCACTGTGACCGCCTCGGGGCGGAACACCTCCCGCATGGGGCAGTTCACTGTCGTCGTCACCGATGGCGTCACGCAGATCACCCTGACCGGCAACTACGAGTTCAGCTTCGGTCGTCCGCTCTAACGCATCCACCACCTACAAGAGACCTAATGCACGATGAAGTGAAGCTGGTCGGCGCTCTCGCGGGCGTCGGCCTCATCGTGGGCATCGCAAAGATGCTCACGTCGAACGATCCGATCACCTGGAAGCAGGCGCTCGGCCGCGCAATCCTCTCTGGCGCTACCGGCCTTGCCGCTGGTGCCATCGTCATTTTCATCCCCGGCGTCTCCTTCGTCGCCCAGGTCGCGCTCGCGTGCATCCTGGCGTCGCTCGGTACGTCCGCGCTGGAGACCGTACTGAACCGCGTCGTCAACAAGTGACCGCCCCCAAGGATGCCTTGGAGCGACTGCACGCCGCAGTCGCGGACAAGCTCGCCGACACCATCGACTCGATGGAGTCGGACGCGAAGGGCCTGGCCTCGATCCTCAACGTGGCCCGGCAGTTTCTCAAGGACAACGGCATCGACGTTGCAGCCACCCCGCCCGGCTCACCGCTGGGCAAGCTGGCCGACAAGGTGTCCGAGTTCCCGTTCGATCCCGCTGAGGATGGGCGGCTGAACTGATGGAGGGCATGACGAGCCTCCACGTTCGTCACCCTTTCGAGGACTTCCGCAACTTCGCCTGGTACGTCTGGAAGGAGCTGGGGCTACCAAGCCCCACTCCGATCCAGTACGACATCTGCGAGTTCCTGAAAACCGGCCCGCGCCGTCGCGTCATCATGGCGTATCGCGGCGTCGGCAAGTCCTGGGTGACGGCCGCCTACGTCTGCTGGCTCCTCTGGAAAGACCCCCAGCACAAGATCATGGTGGTCTCGGCATCGAAGGAACGCGCCGATGCGTTCTCGGTGTTCGTCAAGCGCCTGATCGAAACCCTACCTGAGCTGCAACACCTGCGCCCGCGTCCCGACCAGCGCAACTCGAACCTGGCGTTCGATGTCGGCCCCGCGCAGCCCGATCAGTCGCCCTCGGTGAAGTCGGTCGGTATCAACGGCCAGCTCACCGGCTCCCGCGCCGACACCATCATCGCGGACGACATCGAAGTCCCGAAGAACTCCATGACCGTCGTGCAGCGCGAGAAGCTCGCCGAGCTGGTCAAGGAGTTCGACGCGGTGCTCAAGCCGGGCGGCGAGATCATTTACCTCGGCACTCCGCAGACCGAGGAGTCGCTCTACAACAAGCTGCCCGAGCGCGGCTACGTCATCCGCATCTGGCCTGCGCGCTACCCGAAGGACACCAAGCACCGCCAGGTGTACGGCGACCGCCTCGCGCCGATGATCGCCGATGCGTTCGACGCGAACCCCAAGCTCGCCTGGAAGAACTGCGAGAGCGTCCGCTTCTCCGATGAGGACTTGATGGAGCGCGAGGCGTCCTACGGACGCTCCGGCTTCATGCTCCAGTTCATGCTCGATGCGTCGCTGTCCGACGCCGAGAAGTACCCGCTCAAGCTGTCCGACCTGATCGTGATGGACGTGGACCGCGAGGTCGCTCCGATCCGCGTGGTCTACAGCAGCGGCCCGGAGTACATCGTCAGCGACATCCCGTCCGTGGGCTTCACCGGCGACCGCCTGTACCGGCCCATGTACCTCGCCTCGGAAATGGAGGAGTTCACCGGCAAGGTGCTCGCCATCGACCCCTCGGGCCGAGGCGGCGACGAAACCGGCTACGCGGTCGTCGGCATGCTTCGCGGCATGCTCTACGCGCGCCGTGCTGGTGCGACCAAGGGCGGCTACGACGACGACACGCTGGAGACCCTGGCGCACATCGCGCGCGCCGAGAAGGTCTCCGCAGTCCTCATTGAGGCCAACTTCGGCGACGGCATGTTCGCCAAGATGCTCTCCGGCGTCCTGGCGCGCGTGTACCCGTGCTCCATCGAGGAGGTGAAGCACTATGGCACCTCGAAGGAGAACCGAATCATCGACGTGCTGGAGCCGGTACTGAACCAGCATCGCCTGGTGGTCGATGCCTCGATCATCCGCGCCGATCAGAAGTCCGAGCAGAAGTACCAGCTGTTCTACCAGCTGACGCGCATCACGCGCGACCGCGGCGCACTGCGCCACGACGACCGCCTCGAAGCGCTGGCGATGGCCGTGAAGTATTGGGCCGACCAGCTCTCCCGAGACGTGTCCAAGGAGGAGCAGCGCTACCTGGAGGAGCTGCTCGACCGCGAGTACGCCTCCTTCATCCAGTCCGTGACCGGCCGCGTGCCGTCACCCGACAACTACCTCGACATCCTGTAGGAGACCCAATGTCCAACACGCTCGCTGCGTGGCTGATGGCGCTCGCCGCCGCTGCCCTGCTGTACCTGTTCCTGCGCCGCAAGAACGACGACGACAACGACGGCCCGAGCGCACCCGCGCCGGTAACGCCGTGCGACTGCAACCACGCTCCCTGCTGCCACACCCAGGGCGGCCAGTCGAACCCTTACGCCCCGGTGTGAGCCAGGCTGTCCAGCTCGCGCGCCCTCTGACGATGAAGTCGGAGGGTCTGCGCCTGGTGGCCTACCTGTGCCCCGCAGACAAGTGGACCATCGGCTACGGCCACACCGGCAGTGACGTGAAGCCCGGCCTCCGCATCACCGAGGAACGCGCTGTGGAGCTGCTGGAGGCTGACCTCTCCAAGGCCGCTACGGTCGTCCGTCGATACGTGCGCGTGCCCCTCAGCGCGCCGCAGGAAGCCGCTCTGATCGACTTCGTGTTCAACCTCGGCGAGGGCAACTTCGCCAGCTCCACCCTGCTCCGCGTGCTCAACGCGGGCGACTACGCGGCGGTGCCCGCACAGCTCCGCCGATGGACCAAGGGTCGCGTCAAGGGCGTGCTGACGGACCTGCCCGGCCTCATCGACCGCCGCGAGGCGGAAGTCAAACTCTGGAACTCCAAGTGACCATCAAGACCATCTACAACCGCGCCAGCGAGCGCCTGGTGCGCGCCTACGAGCGCGCCAAGGGGTACGTAGCGCTGCGCATTGCCCTCGCCTCGCAGTGGCTCCCGGAGCGCCTGCGCGAGACCTCCCGTCGCACCTACACCGGCTGGCTGTTCGTCGCCGTGTTCCTGGCGCTGCCCTACGTCGTCCTCGGCGGCCTGTGGGAGCACTTGCGGAATGCCGCGGAGCGCCTGTGGGATGACGTGAGCGACATCGAGTGGGCTGCGTTCACCCCGAGCTACTGGCGGGAGCACATCAAGCAGTGACCACGCTGGCCTTTGACGGCCGGCTCGTTGCTATCGACTCGCAGGTCACCGCTGGTGATCTGCGGTACGAGGAGGAGAAGTTCTACCGCACAACCGACACCACCGGGCGCGACCTGGTGGTGTTCGGCGCGGGCACCACTTCCCACATCCAGCGAGCCGTGCGCGAGCTGTCGGAGGGATTCGACGAACTGACCAAGGGCGAGTACACGATCCTCGTGGTCGGCCTGCGGGACAACCCGGTGGCCTTCTACCACGACGGTCTCCCTCTCGACCTCCGGCGCGACTTCCTCGTCGCCGGTAGTGGTGGTGCGATTGCCCTGGCCGCCATGAAGGCAGGCCACAACGCGACCGAAGCAGTCCTCATGGCCTGCTCGACGGACCTCTACAGCGGTCCACCGGTACAGACCTACGACACTTTCAACAAGCGCTTCCTTAGAAAACGGACATGACTTAACGGCGCAAGGATGCGCCTAAACTGGAATCCCCATCTGACGCGTCCGTTCCAAGGCCCCCATGAGATCGTTTATGCGATACGGCTTTTGAAGAAAGGTAGCCCATTGGTGAATGGTGGGCAGTTGAGGATTGGGAAGCCCCGTGGCAAACATGTAGGGTATTCGATTCGACAAGAGACAGTCAGCGACCGACATGGAGCCACCATCCTCGATATGAATATCTAAGATTGCCGCGTGGAACACTTTTGCCGCCAGTTGGTCTAAAGCTTGCGCGGAGGAAGCAACAACCTCGACCTCATAGCCGAAATTCACCAGGATTTCCTGCAACATCTCTGACAGGTCGGGGTCATCTTCTAAGACCAGTAGCGACCCCAAGCAACCCTTACCGTTTACCCGCGAAGCCATCTGACACCTCCCATGCGTAGCGGCCCGTACCCTATAACTATTGAAGGGGAATATCGCGCTGATGATTTGCAGCGTCCTGAACTGTTCAGCTAGAGAGTCAAGTCGTCTTCCTTGAACCACCACATTACAGCCAAGGCGACGAACCATACGATCAAGGGTATTCCGACAAGGAACTGGAGTAACAGGTCTCTCATGTACTCGCATCCCGCCGACTCAGTAAGCGCGGAATCAAGGATACGCACCTGCTGCTCCACAACGCTTGGGGCGGTGTTATCGTCGTTAATAAGTCCGCGGCTTCTTTCCGCCACGGCGTCCGCATCTCGCATCTTTACATGTTGATACAGAGCCGGTACTCCCACAAGGATTACACAAGCCAGCGTGATCGAAGCCGCGAACCGGGTGAGGATGCTATTGAGCGATGCCATGTGGTCTTGATGAGCTGTCTAGGGCAAACGCCAAGTCTACCGGACCACACAGACCGTCATCTCCTAGGGGGCTTGACAGAGCTGTTATCATTAGATAGACCTAAGTATTACTATAGTGGGACTGTAGAGTTCTATTCATTGGTATTCACCACCAAGTAGAACTACAGTCCTCCTATGCACTCTTGGGGTGTTCCTCTGTCCTCCTTGGGTGCCACTGCGGCGGAACTCCCATGCACCGACTTCTCCTGATCCTGCTCATCGCGGGCGTCACGCCCATCAACCCGCTCCTGGCGATCCTCGCGTACAACCGAGGGATGACCTGGGCTGTGCCTGTGTGCGTCCTATGGGGACTTGGGTCGCTCGCCTGGTTCGCTGTCGTGGCAACGCGGAAGCGCTCCGGTGTGACTGAGGCTCCCTCCTCGCGCGACTGAGGGGGTCGAAACGTTTGCGGCAAATTTCCGAAGGGGTATCCAACTACTTGGAACCGCGCGATCACCCCCCGTAGGGGGTCGCCCCCTGTAGCGCAAAGGCACGATGCGCCCCCCCTTCGCGTCACCTGCGGCGTCACCACCTCGGCTAACCTGCTGATTCCAAAGGTGAACCACCGGATTAGGTATCCAGTGCCTAGGCATTCCCATGCGATACCTGGGCAACCTGCGGACATCCGCGCTCAAACGTTCGCGCCTCTGTCTGTCCCTATCTGTCTTTTTGCCCTGACCGCCACGCGTCCACCTCGGCACCACCTCGGCACACCTGCCTACCACCTCGGCGCACCCTGCCCCAGCCTATGCCCACCTGCCGCCCACCACGGCCAGCCAATGCGCCGCCACGGCCCACGCAAGGCCCGCCACGGGCATCCCTACCGCCCCGCCTATAGAAGCTCCCCACGCGCGCGCTAGGCGCTCCCTGCGACCATCCAAAAATCGTTGCCGTCGGGGTATTGACCGCCATGCAGGGATTGATCTAATCTATACCCGTCGCCAGCAACACGGCGGCAGCGGAAAAGGCGGCGACAGACGTGCGACCGATGGATCGACAGCACCTAGAGCTTATCCCGCCAGCACTGAGGACTAGCCCCAAAGGCCCCTAAGCGCACCGCAGGTAACGTCCGGCTCAACCATCCCACTACTGGGAGTGATTGACAAACCGGGAACAAACGGGCATAATGCCCACCATCGAACAACGGTCGCAGGGTGCGGTCGGGACAGTAGGAAAGGGGCAGGCAGGAGCGCCGCCCACGGCAGAACGCGGGGAGCTGGGAACACTAGCCGCGCCGGGAAGTGTAAGGGCCGATGAAGGCCGCCACGGATACCGGGTCACCGCCAGAAAGAGCGGGGCCATCTGTACGGGATTCCTAGGCGAGCTGGAGGCGCTCCCGGAAGCTGGCGACGGTCAGATTCCATGCCTTACAAGCATGAGTCTGACCGCCAAAGCGTCCCTACCGTTGTGATGGGGCGTTTTGGTGGTCCGATTCACTGGAGAGCAACCCATGACGATGATCCCGTTTGATATGACCGCCCGCGACTACTACGTGGCCGGTTGCATCCGCCGCGGCATCCGCGAGCACCGCGCCCGACTCAACGAGCGGGAGCGCCAGGCGAACAAGAACCGCACCCAAGTTGCGTCTTGTCCATCCCCCGTTGTCATCTGATCCCCTTACGTCAACACGGTTTTCCACACCCCGCCGACGTGTGACGGCGGGGCTTTTTTTGGGGTACCATGAG